AGCCAAAGCCGCGCCGATGCGCTGGGATTCTTGAGCCTGTCCAGCTCTGAGGCCACGCATCCACATATCGGCGTCCCAGCTAGGCCGAGTCTCGTGTGCCTGCTCCAATAGCCGCACGATGCTCGTCAGCTCGCCGATGGCATCGGTGGCGCAAGCACGCCACCGCACCAGTTCGTCTGCCGCGAAGTCCAGCGTGCCGCACGCCTCGACATCGTCCGTAATGAATGCGCGCCAGTCCGCATCCTCAAAGTCGCGCATCCGCTTGATTGCAAGTTCCGTTGCCGCGCGCTCGCTCTCCCAAGCTTTCAGCTTGCCCACGACCTCTTCGGCCATCGGCCCGCCGTGAGGCTCATACGGCCGAGGGCCGCTAGAGCCGCGCACGCCATACCCACACAGAACGGCTCCATCGTAGTCCGTGTGGACGTCATCCAAGCCCGCCCGGTGCATCAACGCCGCCAGCGTGTGCCGGCTAAAGTTGACCGTGTGCGGCTTCTGCAGGAAGTGAGTCAGCGACACATACGGGCGCTCGACGCAAGGCACCTCGACGTAGACCATTCCGCCCTCGCGCACCTGGCGCACCATCGCGACCATATCCTCGACAGGACGCGCGAAATGCTCGACAACCTGCAGGGCAAAGGCGACGTCAAAGCCGCTTTCGGCCTCGCCCGTGCTGGGGTCGTGGATGGGCACGCCACGCGCCAGCGCCTCGCCGGCCTTGCGCGAATCGCGCTCGAGCACATACACGCCACCGCCCAGCAGCTCGTGCATCGCGCCGGCCACGCTGCCGTCGCCGCTGCCCACCTCAAGGACGCGCTGTCCAGGCTCTAGCCCCAGGCCATGCGCCAGCCGCCGCGCCGCGTGCGCCCCATGCCGCGTGCATGTCTCGGCGTAGCGCGCATCGTCGGGCGCGATCATCTCGTCGGTGGGCTGTCCGTCATCGTCAATCCACCGCTTCGGTAGGTCGGGGAACTCCCGCCGATACTCGCCCGATGCGTAGTACACCGCGACGTCGTGCGGCGTGGCGTGCGGCACCGTCTCCCTCGTTGTGGACGTACACCGCGTCGGTCAGCGGCGCATCGCACAGATGACAGCTCACGCCCACGACATCCTCCGCATCGTCTCGATCTTGGCGCGCTCCTCGACGTCCACCGGACGCTCGGCTCCATACGTCAGCGCCGCCGACAACGCGCGAATCTCGCGCACCAATCGCATCAACTCCTCGGGCTCGACGCTGGCCGCCTGGTCGCTGCCCCATGCGCGACGGCTCAGCGTGATGTGCCGCTCAACAACCGTGGCTCCGAGCGCCACCGCGCCAAGCGTGACGGCCTGATAGTCGGGCGACTCGTGCCCGCTGTAGCCCACCGGCAAGCCGTACCGCTGCCGCAGCTCCGACAGCACGCCAAGGCGCGCGGCCTCGGGACGATGCGGGTACACGCTGCAGCAGTGCATCAGAGTCACGCGCGCGGGCGTGGCATCCAGCACGCGCACGGCCTCATCGATCTCGTGCCAGCTAGCGCCGCCCGTGGAGACGATTAGCGGCAGCTTGGTCTTAGCCGCCTCGCTCAGCGTCTCGTGGTCCGTGATGACGGCGGATGGAATTTTCAGCCACGGCGCACGGCGCTGCGCCAGGAAGGCCACGCTCGGCGGGTCGAACGCCGACGCGGACCACTCAATGCCGATGGTCGATGCGGCGGCGGAAATCTGCGCGAACTCGACCTCGCCGAACTCCAGGCGTTGCTTGTACTCGGGATAGAGCATCGGACCCCACGGCGTCTCTCGGCTCTGTAGACGCATCGACGTCGGGATCGCCAACTCAAGGTCGCGCTTCTGGAACTTGACAGCATCGCATCCGGCGAGCTTCGCGACACGCATCAGGTCCACGGCAGTCGCGACAGAGCCGCTGTGGTTGATGCCGATTTCGGCGATGACCTTGACCTTCATTCCGCACCCCATCCAAAGCGCCGCTGCGCTCGTTCCAGTTCTTGCGGAGTGTCGATGTCGATGGCTTCATCAGGATCCATCTCCATCGCTCGCATGTCGCCGCCCATGCGCGAGCCCGTGCGCTGCCAATGCGCGTGCGTCCATGCGTACACCGCGCCGTTCTCGGACACGAGCTTGTCTAGCTCTGAGGTGAACCGGCGCTCGCCGATGAGCGATGCGTCGAGAAAGCACAACGCGGCGGCTCCATACCAAAAGCCGAAGGCCGCATCGGCCAAGCCTGCACCGGACATTCTCCACGGAGTGAACCGCCCTGTCCGCTCCTCGAGGTCGCCCGCGAAATAGACGTCCTTCGTGACCTGATGGACGCTCACTACCGAGTCGCACCCGGTCTGTTCCAGCAGCGCCAAGCACGAGGCTACGTGCCGCCGACGACGCAGCGGGCTCGTGGGCTGAATCAGCAGGTACCGGTCACCAGGCCAGCGTTCGATGGCGGCGGCGATGACGTCCTCAAGCTGCGTGCGCTTGCCGGCCAGCTCGGCGTCGAGCTCTAGGTGCACCGCGCGCACGCCGACTTTCTCGGCCATCCGCATCCCAGCCTCGGCGATCTCCGAGCTGTCGGTGGCGAGCACGACGAGATCCGCCCTGTCGCATACGTGCACCGCGCGCTCGACCAGCGTGGCCCCGCCGACGCGCTTGGTATTCTTGAACGGCAGGCGCTCGGACTTGGCCTTACACGGCACGATGGCGATAGTCTTCATGGCTGCTCCTGATGAGCGGATGCGCGAGCGATGAGGACACTCAGCACCTCGTGCAGCACGCCATCGCCACCACGGCGGCTCGTGCACTGGCCCTCTTCGATCATGGCGTCGATGGGCCGCCACGCTTCGTCTGCCTCGCGCATGGCCTCCAGGTCGGCCACGCTGTCGCCGATGAACACTACGCGATACCCGAGAGCGCGGTAGTGACGCACGGCCTCTGGCTTGCCACCTAGGCGCAGCGCGAGCCCGAGCTTACTTGCGCGGTGCGCCGCGCACCCCGGCGTCGGGTCGTCGGTAATCAGCACGACCTCGATACCGTGCTCGGCAGAGTCTCGGATTAGCCACCCATCGCGCTTGTGGAACCGCAGCGTCTCGGTGCCATCGTCGGATACGTCCACTCGTCCATCGGTCAAGACACCATCGACGTCGCACAGGACCAGGATATCCGGCTTGTCTCTCATAGCGTGGTTTCCTTGTTGCTCCTCATACCGGCGTTGTCGTAGCTGGGCAACAACTTTCCGCAAGCGTCATCGCCTCGGACTGACTGGCAGCCTCGCCGATGAGCTTGCCAGTCGGCCAATGCCGAGCGTACCAGCGCCCGCCCTCGACGCCCTCGACGTAGGCCACGACGCGCTCGCCGTCCATCAGCCGCAGCGAGTACACATCCACCTCGTGCCTCATCAGCTTCTTATCAGTCCACATCAGAACAACCCTCCTCGCCGCGGCATATGCAGCGGCCGATACATCGACGGCGCTTCAACCTTCATCGACTGATGGGCGCACGAGATAGCGTCAATCTGGTCATCGTGTGGCCCCTTGGGGAAAGCATCGCACTCGGCGAAAAAGGCCTCGTTCCACGGCGCGCGCTGCACATAGACGGGCGGCCCTTCGCCCTTGGCTCCGCGCTCGGCCAGCACGGCCCATTGCTCGGCGTACTCGACCTTGCTTGAGGATGCCCGATGCACATCGACGGCATAGCCGGACAGCTCGCGCCGCGTGGCGTCGACGTCCACAAGGCCGGCTTGACCAGGATCCTGCCAGATAGCCACGCGCGTCGTCAGGCCATCCGCGTCAGCAGTCGAACGCATCGTGCGGAACACCTCGCCTGGCGTGCCGCGCACCGACACCATGTCAGCCAGGTAGTGACCGACGCCCGGCCCCAGGTCGCACCATCGCGCTCCGCGGGTCCAGTCGCCGCCCGCGCTGGCTGCCTTGTCCCATCCGCGTACCGAACGCAGCGGTGGGCTCGGCGGCGAGTCCACCAGCCGGAACCACTCGCGCCGCAAGATGGTGCCGGCCTCTTTGCGGATGTTCCAGTTGCGGCCCAACAACCTCTCACGCTCGACGTGGGGCAGGGCTTCCAGACGCTCGCGATAGCTGGGGTCACCGAGGCGATTGTCCTCGAGGCGGGCCGAGACGAACGTCAGCTACAACGGCGTGCGGCCGGGATGCTCTAGCTCCGCCTCGGCCTTCGTGTCGTACCAATACAGGTCGTCGCGCTCACGGACGAACCACCGCAGTCGGCCCGAGCGTGACTGTATCGGCAGACCATCGGGACCGATCCACCAGTCCACCAGCCGGCGCACGAAGCTATCGGGGTCGGGGTTGCAGGTAGCGCGGATATGAGCCCGCACTCGCGCCTTGGTACGCGCTCGGCTCAGCAAATACCAGAACTGCGACTCCTCAAACTGCGTCACTTCCTCAAAGACAATGCACCAGCGCACCGGACGGGAAGCGCCAATCAAGCGTGGGCGACTGGCGAGGCACGCCGCCGAGCGGGCGGAAGATGGCTTGGGACTCTTCCCATATTGAGCCGCCGCCGGTCAGCTCAGTCGAGGTGCGGCGAAAGACGACGGCAGAGAAGCCCTTGAGATGTACCAGCGATGCCAGCCACAGCAGGACCGAAAAGCTGTTGTGCGTGGGCACCATTCCACGGCCAGCCAGGAACATGCCATCTTCGGCCGTCACGGTGATGCACCGGACAGGCACGGACGGCACCTCGACGCACGACACGATGTAGCGTCGGCTCCTAGTCATCCTATCGGACTTCAGCCGCTCGAGCTTGCGCGCGAGTCGGAAGACCGGCGTTGTGGTTGTCCAACAGATTCGATACCGCCGAGAAACCACGCGCCCATTCAACGTGGCATCACCATCGCGCATCGATGCCTTCATGCCAAGGCTGCGGATAAGCTCGAGGACGTCCTGGGCCAGCGTCTGGCTAGTGACCTCAAAAGCAACCCGTCCTGTCTTAGAGCACGAGCCGTCCGTATCCATCAGCCCTTGCAGCAACGCAAGGCGTTGGCCCTCCGATGCTCTCAGATACTCGCGCGGGATGTGCTTGTTGTCGTAGACGCCGAGCGCCTTGAGCATCGGCAACAGCCCGTGGATGCCGTACAGGTACTTTGCCTTGTACTTCACGACGTCAAACCCGCACGCCGCAAAGGCCGCTGGTATCTCCGGATCGGCAGACGTCACCGCGCCAGCAACCGACGTCCCGTCGCCGAGCCACACTCCGAGAAGATACGGATCCAACATCAGCGCCGTGGAATCGCCCACCAGCGGGCCGCACAACTCGACGGCATGATTGCTCCGGACGCCGCGCACATGGCACGACTCAGCGAGCTGCAGAGTAGTCCTGAGCGGAGGCGTCCGCGCGTCTGTGGTGCTAGGCGTCATCGCGCGATTTCGCTGCGTGATGGCATCCGTGAACGCTTGCGACCGCTTGCCGGTAGCTCGGCTCTTTCGCCGCTCGCGACGGTTCGCGCGCCATTCCTCGGTGTGCCGTAGAGCCTGCATCCGCTCCGCTGCGGTTGTGGTGCGCCACAGATGCTCCGCATCGGCCACGATGGTTTCGCCGTCATCAAACTGCACCCGAAAGCAGCGGTGGTTCAGCCTGACGCCATGAGCCTCGGCGACACGAATCACCGACCCGTCGGCTCCATACAGGCTGTCGCCGACTACCAGCTCGCCCATTGTCTTCCACCCATCAGGCGTCGGGATCGGCGTATCCAAGGCCAGGGCTTTCCCCGACCCTGCCGCACCTCCGTATATCGCTACGTCCGCAGGCGTGCTCATAAAGGCCTCCTGCGGGCCTGGCTGGGGTGCTAGCTGGATGATCTCTGGCATTGCGGTTGTCCGTGCGTTGTCCGTGCTAGGGTATGCGTGCGCTCGGCAGGAGACTAGCCGAGCACATGGCTCCCGACTCTACCCGGCCACCAGCGGCCGGCACCCCTCCCCTGGATCGCCTCCTTGGGACGGGCGACAGCCTCGAGCACCACGGCCCACATATCGGGCACGGGCGAGGCGGCGAGTAGGGAGGTCGATGCGGGACGTCCAGCCTGGACCACCCTCGACGGGCTGGAAGCCACCCATCTCACCGAGGGCGTATGCTCTCCGTGGCCCGATACGTCGGGTGGGGGATGGGGGCGCGTCATGGGTCACTACTGTCATCCGAAGGCCCACTCTCGTCGTCCTCGAGGAGCATCGGGCTCACAGGCACACGCAGCTCGTAGCGCACGACCTCGGCCTTCGTGGACACCTCTACGGGGCCGCCGTTGGGTCCCGACGTCTCGACGGCTCGACGGTCGCCGTAGTCCTCGCGAGCCACCTTGCCGAGCGTCCACGCGATGCGGGTGTGCTCGACGGCGTACCCGCGCTCCGACAGCGTGCCGTCCGCAAGGCGCATGGGCAGCTCCTCGAGCTGGCTCTCTAGACGAGCCACACGCAGCGCCGTCGCGGCCTTGCGGCGCTCGTCCCACTCGGGGCTCTTGCGGCATGCGTTCTCGATGGCATCCCACGAGACGATGTGTCCGGCTTCACGCAACCTCGCCCACGCGGAGCGCATCGTGTGGCGCTCGCACAGCGCCACGAATGCGGCCAAGGTCTCCTCGGATACACCCGGTCGGGTTCGCACGTTAGTCGTCTTAGGCGTCGTCGTCTTAGCCATGTTCTAGTGTACCTCGGGACCGACGTTGGCGGCTACGCTGGTGCTCCCATCCCGTCGGCGCATCGATGACCGCCACGGACACATCGACCCTCGGCTCGACGCTGCACACGGTTTTCAGCTCGGCGATGATTCGGATCACGCGCCGGTCGTTTTCCCACAGCACGCCTTGTGCGCCGTCGATGATGGCTTTCGCCACGTTGTCCACGTCGGGGATGCGCCGATCGGGCGTGTGGATGTCCAGGCACACCGAGTACCACGCCTCGGTCGGCCATGACGGGCGTCCTTCTGGCAGTCCGCAGACGGCCTGTAGTGCCATCAGCGCAACTCGTCGCTCGTATGCCTTGGTCCGTCCTGGCGTGAACGCATGGCCTCCGCGTGTCAGCCGTGGTCGGCCTTTAGGGACGGGAGGTCCATATACGGTCCAGCTCAACAGCATTTCATCGCAATCCTCTCTCCGATCCACCGCATGACGTTGACCGCCATGCTGTTGCCCAGCGCCTTGTACCGCGGGCCGTCCGCCGCGGGCTTGCCCCGGTAGGTGATGGCCGTCCAGTCGTCGGCGAAGCCTTGCAGCCGCTCGCACTCGCGCGGCGTCAGCCGGCGTACCGCCATCGTTTCTGCAATCGCAGGAGCGTGCCCACCGCGCGCAAGCGGGTGACAAGGATCGCCGTGCTTCGGAACTGAGCGGTTTGCAGGGTGCGTGACCTGCGTGGTGTCGAACGGCAGCGGCTCTACTCGTTCGCTCGGCACGACGTTGTGCAGCCGGAAGTTCGAGCCCTCGTGCGTGTACGTCGCGCCTTCGTTGGCTGTGATCGGGTCCGCAACCTCGACGGGCCAGACGAAGGAGGGCACGAGGTTGTGCGCCTCGTCGCCCGCCGGCCCGCCCGTGCCCTTGGCCCACTTGGCCGCTACGGTGCCCGCGATGCCGCCGCCTGTAGCGCCGCCTCGAGCGCCTCGGGGAGCTTCTTGCCGCGCTTGGCGGCGCGTCGGAGGATCCCCGCGCACGCCTTCGGGCTCAAGAAGAACCTCTGCGGCACTTCGCCAGTCGCCTCCAGAATGTCCGACAACGAAGACACGACGCCTTCGCTGCGGGACGGCCCAAGGGTGTGATTCCACTCGGACGTACTGAGCGTCCAGCACTCGGTAGGCGAACCCGTACCCGAGCTTCGCCAGCCCCCCAAGGAAGGCACCAAAGTCCCGTCCTCCGCTGCTGGACAGGACACCGGGCACGTTTTCCCAGACGCACCAGCGAGGCCGGAACTTGTCAAGAATTCCGAGATAGACGAGGGCGAGGTTGCCTCGTGGGTCGTCGAGCCCTTTGCGGAGGCCGGCGACGGAGAAGGACTGACAGGGTGTTCCTCCGACCAACAGATCGAAAGCTGGGACATCCCACTCACGATAACCCTCCATGCTTCCCAAGTTCGTGACGTGCGGAAAACGCTGGGCAAGGACCGCGCTTGCGAACGGGTCGATTTCGCTGAACGCGACGGGCTCCCAACCAAGCGGGTGCCATGCGACCGATGCGGACTCAATGCCGCTGCATACGGACAGGTATTTCATGACGTCATTTGTCGCAAATAAATCCGCGCGAACGCGCCGCCGTCTGCGATGGCGATTCGCTCGACACGCTCGGCCAGCCACGGCGGGTAGCCGGCCACCTCGAGGCGCATGGCCGCGTCATCGAGGAACACCCTGTCAGTCCTTCTCCGTCGCCGGCCTCCGCAAAGGGCTCTACGACGCACGAGGCAACCTCTCCCTCGTCTATCTCGGAATTCTTGA